TGTTGTTTCATTGTAACCTCTGGATTATCAGGGTCAATCACAGTTGCCCACTGAGCAAATCCTACACCAGTTGCATTAGGAAGGACTACCAGACCATTTTTAACAGTGATGGTGTTCTCATCTTCAGAGACGACCTCTGCGATGATTTCTTCACCAGTCACGATACGAATAAGTTTTACATCAATCATTTGAATTCACACTCCACCATAATTTCGGTAAGACACGCAAGCATATTTATCTCTTGATCCGCCACAAATGCCATTTGATATTGATACTTAGCAAGAGTAAGCACAGCAGCAGGAATACTACTCGGAACCATGGAATCATAACAAGCATCGTAAATACGACGCAGGAGGACACTAGTATCGTTGTCCAGGTTATTGACAACCCATTTACGTACTTCAGGGAAATCTTTTTCCTTAAGTTTTTTAACCAAGTCATTTACTTTTACATCACTAAAGGTTGCAAGAATACCAGAGTCAATCTTACCACCAGCAGAGTAACGTTGACACTCATTCAGAACACGTCTCCAATCAGGGAAGTGTTTATTAATCAGTTCGACCAGTACTTTGTTATCGTATTCAACAGCTTCTGCAGCCAAGATTTCTTGGATTCTTTTGAAGAAGGCTGCTGCGAGTTGGGGTTTACTTTTGGAATTGGTTGAAAAGTCAATACAGGCGCATCTGCTGTGGAGTGGCTCGATGATTTTATTTTTGAAATTACAGGTGAAGATGAATCTGCAGTTGCCAGAAAACTCCTCTGTAAACGCCCTAAGTAAGAGTTGTACGTCGTTTGTTGTGTTATCAGCTTCATCGATGATGATGACTTTGTGTCTGCCAGTTGCTTGAAGTGAGACGGTCGAAGCGAAATTTTTTGCAGTATTTCTGACCGTATCAAGAAAGCGTCCCTCATCGGATCCATTGATGACATAGACATCTACCCCCAGTTCGTTACAAAGTGCTTTAGCAACAGTAGTCTTACCACATCCTGCTGGACCAGCAAGCAGCATGTTTGGGATCTCACCTTTATGTAGGAAGTCTTGGAAGGTCTTCTTAATATTAGTTGGTAAAATACATTCTTCAATTGTCTTAGGTCGATATTTCTCAACCCAAAGAAATTCATTACGCATAATCATTCCAAAGGACGAACAAATTCATTAGACACAATATCAGTTGCCTTCAATTGTTCTTTCATATATTCTACACCATCTTCCGGTGTAGCGGTATCACCACAGGTAAAGACATCACAGACTGCCATACCTTTTTCTGGCCATGTGTGAATGCTGATATGAGATTCGGCAAGCATGGCGATGCTAGTAACACCCTGAGGGTCAAATTTATGCACTACAAGATTAAGTAGAGTAGAATTGCATTCTTTTGTTGCTCTAAACAAAAGCATCCGAATAAACTCTTTATCATCAAGAAGTTCAAAAGGACATCCTTTCAAGGTGAACAGGATGTGTTTCATTGTTAAATCCAGTCAGGTTTACGGTCGGGGATGCGAAGATAATTATCTTTTACCCATGGTTTAGATGCAATATACATCTTGTATTTGTCAAAGATAGATATTGAAGTATCCAACTTAAACTCATCAGGGCCTGCGAAGACAAAAGGTGTTGGATCTTTTCCACTACGACCTTGAGGATCCGCTGTAGGAAGTATCTCTTTTGCTACCAGTAAAGTTTTCTGGCAAGTATGATCCTTACCATAACGAGAGGTATACTCATCACACATGGCAAGTCCATGAGCAAGTAACCACTGCCAATTCATGACAAAAGAGTTTGCCCAAACAGTGCAGGGATGATTGCGAAAAGCACCCTTCTCAGTTGCATAGGCAGTGCCATCTGCTCTGGGAAGAGTGCCGAATCCATGACCCCATTTGTCAGAGCATACAATAGCAAGCATCTGACAAGTCTCTAGAGGCATCTTGACGATGTGTTTGTCAGGGAGAACCCTGGCAGACTCCCAAGGACTAGGAGAAGTCACAAAGATATTCATCCGAAGGTTGAATCAGGTTCTAAAGCAATATAATAGATCAAATCATGATTCTTGGAAGTAAACCGTGACAAAAGTTTTTGTGACACAACCACTTCATAAGTTCCAGGAAGAACTTTGATATTTTCTACCTTGAAGTTGAAAGAGAACTCTTTATCAGTCTCACCAACAACAACAGCATAGTCGTTAGATGTGTCGTTCTTTTTATCACGAACAACTAATTTGATCACACCAGCTTCACCAACGGCAGACAGATCAGGCAGTTGATACACAGCAGATGCCTTAAGTAGTTTCTCAAGTTGATCGGTACTGACTTCAAAGCAAACATCTTCAGAGGGAAGAGTAATGTCTTTCTCAGGAGGAGTGACAATCACATTAGGGTCTGCAAAGAAATACTTTGAGCGAGACCGACCTTCGCGAATGACTACATAACCATCATTCTTGAAATCAAGTTCAGGACTCTGATGTAAACTCAGTCCATTAAGAAATTGATTGAGATCATAAATCCCAAAGTCCTTCATGAATTCTTCAGTAACAGTTGCTTCTGCAAGGATATTCTTCATCACACTAATAGTGCGAAGTTTGCTACCCTCTTTAAACAGAATCGACTGATTGATAGAAGAGAAGTTCTTCAGGACAGAGATAGTTTTATCGGACAGTTTCATAGTATTAGAAGGTCTCAATTTCACTGGGGGTAAGTTTCACGTTTTGCATTTTTGTCGTTGAAATGCATCAGAAGAACAGCATAATGCAAGATCTTCAAAATGTCACGACGTGCAGTGCCTTTCTTATCATAACGAGAGGCATACTTGAGGATATTACTGCGGCAGAAGGACTCACCATCACCACAAGCTTCAATCAAATCAAGTGTTTGAATTTTATCATCACCAGCAGAATAATGCTGATTGTATGTACCAGCAATATAATCGGTCAGTTCTTTAAGGATTACATCCTCACTATATTTGTACTTGTTATTGGTTTTAGGCATGTCAAGATTAAAAGAAATGCGATCATTACCCATGCCGCCAGGGACATGTGATCCCAAATAGATAGTGTCGGCGGAAGAACTGCTGAAGGTGATAGTATCTTGAGCAGCACCAGGATTACCTGTCAGACTAAAACCATCTTCATACCAATAGTCTTGACTTGAGTCACGTTGTTCATCCATTTTCAATTCGTCGTATAGAAAGGACCATGAGTTAGCCATAATTATATCAAACAGTGGGGGTTTCGTCAACGGGCATCACGAAATCTGCATCAACTTTATCGTACAGTTCCAGGAATGCTTGTTTTGTTTCATCATCAAAACGATTGACACAGACTTGGATTGCCTTTGCCTTATCGTTAAAGATGCTGTACGCCTTCACGATGTGAACCAGACGACGGGTGGAGATAATCTCCTCAATACCACCATCATAGAAGGTCTTACGGATGATGTCAGCCCAGTCAGCAAGACGCTTACAGAACTCTTCATCCTTACACAGTTTACCAAGGATCTTCTGTTCAGTTGCAGTCGTGGGATACTCCTGCTCAAAGGTCACAGGGAATCGTTCCAGGAATGCCTCGTTAAGCACGTTAGTTCCAATAAATCGCCCGTCCTCGGATCCTTTACCTTTAGTGTTTGCTGTTGCAAACACTTGGAAACCATCGGTGGGGGCAACAAACTTTCCAATCTTCTTGAGAAAAACTCCTTTACCTTCAAGGACGGATTGGAGACAGAGGATTTTGTTTGAGGCGAGATCGATTTCGTCAAGTAGCAACACGGCACCTCGCTGCAGTGCTTCAATGACTGGGCCATTGTGCCAGACGGTCTCACCATTAACAAGACGGAAACCACCAATAAGATCGTCTTCATCAGTCTCTACTGTGATGTTGACTCGGATGAGTTCTCGTCCGAGTTGGGCACACGCTTGTTCGATAGAAAACGTTTTGCCATTGCCCGAGAGACCCGTGACAAACGTAGGGTAGAAAAGACCGGACTTAATAATTTTTTTAATATCAGTGAAGTTACCAAACTGGACGAAGG